CTGAAACTTCTTTTAGTACAGACACAACTTCATCTGCATTTTCATTAAATGAGAATACAGATTTAGATAAAACAAGTATTGTTTGTTCTACAATAAATCAAACAAATGAACTTGCTGGTGCAAAATCACTATTCATACCTCTTACATTAACAACAACAAATACAAACTTATCTCCAGTTATTGATAAGGATAGATTATCAATGATTGCTATTGCAAATCATTTCAATCAGATTGACAGTTCTTCTGATGTTTATGCAAACTTTAATGCATCAACAGAACCAGAGGGTGACAACAATGCTGCGATATATATTACCAAAAAAATTGCATTAGAAAATCCTGCTACTGCATTAAAAGTATTTTTTGCTGGTAATATTGTTGCAACTTCTGAAGTAGAAGTATTGTTTAAAGTATTACGTTCTGACTCATCAGATGACTTTGACGATTTAGGTTATGAGTTCTTTAATACAGATGGTTCTCCAGATAATACTGTTGCAACGTCATTAGCAACTACAGACTTTCAACAATATGTTTATACTGCTGGTGTTACTGATGATGGAATTGGAGATTCACTACCAGAGTTTATTCAGTTTGCAATTAAGATTGTGATGAAGGGAACTAACGCAGCTCAACCACCAAAAATCAAAGACCTTCGGGCAATTGCGTTGGCGACATAATATGGCAGAGTATGTAAATGTAGAGGGAAATAGTAATCTTGCTAGAGATACACATTCTAATGCAATCGTAAATCGTAATCGAAGTGCATACGAACTTGCAAAACGTAGAGCCACAGAAGCACAAAAACAAAGAGATGAAATTCGTAGTACTACAAGAGAGATAAATACTTTAAAATGTGAAATGCACGAAATCAAAGATATGTTAAAAACTTTATTGGATAGAAATTAATGGCAATTACAGCAATACAAATAGAATCTTCAAATAGTCTTGAACAGTTTAGACAAGAGTTCAACAATCTACAATCAGATGTATCTGGTTTAGAAACTGGAACAATATCTTTTGCTGCTATTACAACAACGTCTTCAAACACTACAACTTTAAATGTTAAAGAAGATGGAACAATTATATTTGAGGGTGCAACTGATGATGGTTTTGAAACCACTCTTACTGTTGAAGACCCAACAGCTGATAGAGTTATAACATTTCCAAATGAAAGTGGAACTGTATTTTTATCAACAACAGCAAGTAATTCACTTATTACTGGACAAACCACTATTGCATCTGGTGCTGTTGCTACTGGTGCAGATGAATTGTTGTTAAGTGATGCAAGTGCTGGTACTTTTAAAAGAGTTACAGTAGATAATATCTTTAGTTCTGTTGGTGGTCTAGCTTCAGTTGCTGGAGATTCATCACCACAATTAGGTGCTAACTTAGATACTAACTCTTTCAATATATTAATAGATGATGCTCACTTTATTGGTGATGAAAATGGTAATGAACAGATAATATTTCAAACAACAGGGTCAGCAGTAAATCAATTTGATATTACAAACGCTGCATCTGGTAGTCCTCCACGATTATCATCAACAGGTGGTGACACTAATATTGATTTAGAACTTTTAGCTAAAGGTAATGGTCATATAACAGTTTATGGTAATGGCGTTTCAGGCTCTATACAGTTTAATTGTCAATCAAATTCACATGGTCAAATGATTAGAGCTCAACCTCATTCAGCTGGTGCAACAAACATCATGTTACTTCCAGAAGGAGCGGACTCAACTTTAGTATCTCTTGTATCAGCAGATACACTAACAAACAAAACACTTACTACACCAACTTTAACTGGAACTTCTATAGTAGCAAGTCTTGATATCTCTGGTGACATAGATGTAGATGGTACTACAAACTTAGATGTAGTTGATATTGATGGTGCAGTTAACATGGCTACTACTGCTACTATCACAGGTAACTTAACATTAGGGGCCCAACTTATTATGCCCGATGTTACGTCTACTAAGATATTAGTAGCTGATGGAACTAGCTTTCAAGAAGTTGCTATAAGTGGTGACGTAACAATAGCAAACACTGGTGCAGTTACAATTGCTGCAACTTCAGTTGAAGGTTCTATGTTAAATAATAATGTGATATCTGGACAAACTGCTTTAACGTCTGGTCTTGCAACTACAGATGAGTTATTAGTAAGTGATGGTGGAACACTTAAACGAATGGATGTGAGTGTACTAACTGCATTAACAGATGCAAGTTCCGCCGATTCAGCAGTTGCTCTTGCAATCGCACTTGGTTAAGTGTTATAAATAAGAGGATAAAGGAAAAAGAAAATGGCAAATACATTCAAAGTCGTTACATTTGCAGCCGAACCAGCATCAGCTGGAACTCCGTTGGTAATGTATACAGCAGCAAGTAGCACAACAACAGTTGTTCTTGGTTTAATACTGACGAACCTAAATACATCTCAAGTTACCGCTACTGTTCGATTAGTTAGTGACACAGCAAATAGAGCCGCAGCAAACAACGTAGCAAATGGAACAAGTATACTTATAAATGCAGCTCCCATACCTGTAGGTTCATCTTTAGAGGTACTTACTGGTAGTAAGGTTGTTTTGGAAACCACAGACCAAATTACTGTGGACTGTAGTGTTACCGATAAACTTTCAGGCACATTAAGCATAATGGAGATAACATAATATGTCTTACATTGGTAATGCTGTACCAGCTATATTTCAAAGTAGACCTTCCGTTGTAAGATTTAATGGAGATGGTTCTGATACTACCTTTGCTTTAGGTAGGGCTATTAGCACAGTACAAGATATACTCGTAAGTGTTGATGGAGTTGTCCAAGATACAGCAGCTTATACTGTGCCAGATGGTTCAACACTAACATTCTCAGCCGCACCTTCAAGTGGAACAGGTAACATATTTGTTCACTTCCTTGACTTAGCAGGTGGTAACATAACTCCTGCTGAGGAGTTCAAGGGTAACTTTTTAAGTGGTGGATTGTTTAGGACTAACGCACAAACCTTAGAAGAAAATATTACAATTACTGCGACAACAAATGCACAAGTTACAGGGCCTATGACTGTAAATAGTGGTATAACTTTAACTGTTAATTCTGGTGGAAGGGTGGTGGTCACATGAGTACATTAAAAGTAGATACCTATTTAACTCGTGGTGGTGCATCAGAGATAGCCATTGATAAACTAAAGGGTGTAACTACAGCAGATGTAATTAATGTTCAAACTGGTAGTGTAACATCAGTTTTACAATTAGGAATTGCATCTCATGTCTTACACTACAACCACAAAACACCTGCTAACTTAAACTCGCTTAATACGAGTGGTGTGGTAGATGATGCAGTTGGAGAATATACAGTAACAGTAACATCAGCTTATGTTGATTTAACTCATATATTTACTAATTCAAATAATTTTAACACTAATGGTGAAGCAGACCCAGCTGGTGGGCAATTACATTCTGATAATTCAAGTGGTAATGAGGTAGCACCAACAACAACTGCATACAAAGTTAGAACAGATAAGGGTGGAACGTCTGTAGGCGATTTAAAATATGATTACACTACTATACATGGAGACCTAGCATGAGTACAGTAGTATTAGATACCATAACAGGTAAGTCCACTGCAACAACCATAACCATTGGCTCAACACCTGTCGTTAGTGCAAGTGCAACCTCTATGACTATTAGAGGTGAGGGTTCAGCACAGACAAGTATTCAGCAAGGGTTGGTAAAACAATGGTGTCATTTAGATTTAAATACAGAAAATAGTATAGACGATAGTTTTAATACATCAGGGATTGTAGATACTGCTACAGGAAAAGTAACTGTTACAAGAACAACTAATTTTGCTTCAATCAATTATTGTATGGCAGGTTCAGCGTGGTCAGGTGGTAATAATTATGAAAGAAGTTGTTCAAATCATGCAGCTAAAACAACAGCACTTCAGTTGGTTGCTGTAGCAATTAATTCAAATGGAACACTAGCAGACTGTCAAGATGTAGAATTAATATATACAGGAGACCTCGCATAATGGCAAACGGAACAATAGCATTTGATACATTATCAACAAGTGGACAGATAAGTGGAACAGCAGTATCTGTGGATGCAGATTACTTGGCATATGGTAGTGCTAAGATGTGGGCAGGAATGGATTTGTCTGTTACCGTTTTAGATTCTTTTAATGTTAGTAGTGTTAGAGATGATGCTGCAGGAAGAACAACTTTCTTTATTAACAATGATATGGCAAATGCTGGATATTCTCTTACAGGCATGGAAAATCAAGGGGAAGCTAACACTTGTATGGGTCAAGGTCTTACTACTAGTTCATTTCAATTTAATATATATACTGGTTCTGCTTATGTAGACAGAGATTGTGGAATTAATGTAACAGGAGACCTAGCATGACAATAGAAACACCAGAATTTCAAGGCACACATCTATGGGATAGACTGTGTTGGGCAAAAGAAAAGCTAGAGATGGTTAGAACAGAATACTGTGTTGTATGGGAAGACCCTGAGACACCTGATGAACCTGCAAAGATTACACATCCTGACCCTAATTGGATGGCTTGTGCATTACAAGGAGGAATACTCCCACCTGTAGAAGCCTATTGGGAACTCAAGAAAGATGAGAACGCTCCGGGTTTTACTAAGCACACTAGAGGTTACTTGTTACATAACACTAAACCTATAGAAGCTATGACAGAAGAACAGGCAATAGAATACTTAATTATGAAGGACCTACCAATGCACGTATGGCAAGATTGGGATAAAGCCAATAAGCCACGAATGGTCATATGCACTAAATCACAACTACCAAGCAAGAGAGTATGGCGAAACGCTTGGAAGATATCAGAAGAACTAACCATACATAATGAAATAGCTGCTTAAAAGGAGATAGCAATGACAACAAACATAATAGACAAAGACGGAAATAGTATTGTAGCTTCAGATGCAACAGTACCTTCAGATAGATTATTCAGAAATGCTTGGTCTCTAAGTGGCTCAACTATTACTGAAGACCTAACTGCATCAAAACTTATATTCAAAGAGAAAGTAAGAGAAGCTAGAACACCTCTACTTACTGCTGAAGATGTAGTTTATATGAAAGCATTAGAAGATGCAGACACAGATGCACAAGCTGCAAGTGTTAAGAAGAAGAAAGCATTGAGAGATGCTCCTGCAGCTTCAGCTATTGCAAATGCCGCAAACATAGGTGCATTAAAATCAGCTTGGGATAAAGACGTTCTAGGTGACAGTCCATACGCATAAGGAGAACTAGATGGCTCTAACTAAAATAGGCAAAGAAGGTATCACAGGTGTATCTAATGCAGCCAATGCTACCTTCTTAACTGCTAC